ATAGGGAATAATGCTACTTTTCCTGCAGGTAATGCATTATTCTGCGTTGTTGGAGTTTCATAGACGGTATTTTCCAGCATAATCTCATGATCATTAACGCCATCATAACTAATGGTTATTGTTTCATCTGTCGCATTATTTATTCTGAAAAAGAAAGCTGCACCTTCAGCTCCACTAGGATTGATAGCTATATATCCTACCGTGATATCTGCAGATGTAATGCTTGTTAACTTTAAAGGGAATACTCTATTATTGGCCATCGCCTGATCCTTCTACCACTTCTGGTTCTAGAGGGGCTTCTTCTGCGGGCTTCGTTGCTCCCAAGGCTTTTTTAGCTTGTTCACAGACCTCTAAAAGAAGGTCGTTAGTAGCATCAACTGCAGTACCCCATGTAGTTCCTACTGGAATGTGGAATGTAAAGTCGTGTTCGCCTTTGGTTACTTTGATCTGTACTAATTGCGTAATTTGCATTGCTTTTCCTTTGTATGTGCATAGCCCCCTGGAAGAGTGAAAGACCAAGGGACTATGATATGAGAATATTATTAATTTTATCAGGCACCTGTGACGACGTAAGTCCATGTAGTTGCGCCATTGGTATTTATCCAAAGACGGTTATTCACACCAGAACCTGCAGTATATAAATAAATAGATCCCTGTGCAGCATTGACCGAACCGTTAGGCAATCCAGAACCAAATAAGATAGCAGGGCCAGTATTGAATGATATACCGGCAGTATCAAGTATAAGCTCAGTTCCAGTAGCAGTTTCTAACGTTAAAGTAGTGCTCGCTGTGGTAGAACCTATAACGATAGATTTAGCCGCTGCGCCTGTACCGATATTGACACTAGATATAGTTGCATCTGAGGCAATATTTGTAGTACCTGTACCTGAATTAATCGTAATGCCCGCTGTTCCACCGTTAATAGTAGTTGAAGCAGCCCCTGTTGTAGAACCTAAGGTAACTACGTTAGCAGCTGCACCATCACCCACGTGAACTGTCTTAACGCCTGTACCGCCTGTACCAAGGTTAACTGTTTGAGCACCAGTACCACCACCAAAAGTAATAGCTCCTGTTTGAGCAGTTCCGCCTATAGCTATAGTACCTGTTGTAGTAGCAGCACCAACGGTATACGTTGTAGCAGCAGCGCCATTTAGGACAAAGTTACCAGTACCTGTTTCTAAGGTAAGCGAACTTGCACCAGTAGCTGAACCAATACTCACAAGCTTAGCACCAGCACCAGTACCTATGCCAATTGTGGTATTTACCGCATCGCCAGAAATACTCACTGCGCCAGTTCCTGTAGTCGTCACTGGGCCAGGATTAACAGTCAGGCTTGTAAATACACCCGCGCCACCTGAAGCTTCTAATAGTTGCCAGTTTGCTGCACCAGCTGTAATAGAAGAAAGACAATAGATAAGATTAGATGGTTGGTCGATCCATAAAGTGCCATACGGACTCGTATCACTTGTGGTTGGGGCCCGTTGGGAAATTATAGGTGATGGAGGAAGTGTTTGGAGGGCATTATCTATGCCGTATCCCACCAATAATCGTGTTCTTCGTTGAATTGCCATTATATTCTCCTGGCTAGAGTGAAGTATATTTTTATCCCATCATAAAGGTCAATAGATCATAAAAGCAAGATGATTGACTCTTTAGTAATGTATTTGTATATTCCACAAAAACTGTATTTAGGATGAATATGTACAAAAGAAAGACAATCACATTCGAGCTAAGCGAAGATCAACATAAAACCATAAAGATTGCTGCTGCAAATAAGGGAATAAGCATGAGTCTCCTTATGCATCGGGCTATTATTGACTACTTAAAGAAGTTGGAAAAAGAATAAGAGAGAAATTCCTTGATATTATAGTCCCTCAGTCCTAGACTGAAGGAAATTTTCAAGGAGACTTTGAATGCTGTTTCCCATACTTGGACCTCAATATTACGATCAAAAAGATCAAGCAATTCTTTCCAGAATGGAATCGTTCTATGCAGAAGCTATTACGATCAATCAATCTTTCTGGGGTGAAGCTGACACTGATACTCGATTTGAGGTAGGCGATCAAACTCTCTGGACCGATCTATACGGTAACCTTCCTGCAAATCGTCGCAGGCAATTTAATTTTAACCGCATCCGACGCGTTATAGAGATGGTTTCTGGCTATCAACGCCGTAACCGTAAATCAACCATCTGCATTCCTGAAATCAATGCTGATGCAGAGACTGCTGATCAGTTCACCAAAGTACTCATGTATGTTAATAAGACTGGAAATGTTCTTGAGACTATCTCAGAAGCGTTTCATGGTGCGTTAGTAACCGGCATGAACTTCTTACATGTATGGACAGACTATAGAACCGATCCGGTTAATGGTGAGATTAAGGTAGATTGTTGTCCGTATAACTCATATATGGTTGATCCGTACTTCAGAAAATTAGATATGTCCGATTGCAATGGTATATGGAAAAGATCTTTTCTTACCAAAAGAGAATGTATTTCGCTCCTACCAGAATCTACCGAAGAAATACTTGGGCTTACAGGATTGGATGCCGGTACTGGTCGTGATGGAAAATTCCAATTCATGCCCGAATCCTACAATTATGGGTATAAAAACTTACTTACCTACGATGAGTTCTATTATCGTGACTATCGACAGCAAAAACTTCTGATTGACAGCCAGACTGGCGACACCATGGAATGGAAGTCGGATGACGAAGATGCATTACGAATGTTCTTGGAAATGAATCCAACGATAACCGTAACTAAGCAAGAGATACCAACAGTGACGTTGGCTATTGTAGTACAGGGTAGAGTTTTCTACCACGGGCCTCAACCACAGGGAATTGATTCATACCCTATGGTGCCCGTGGTTGGTTATTACAATCCGCAGATGCCGTATTTTCCATATCGTATACAAGGTATGGTTCGTGGCTTAAGAGATGCTCAGTATCTCTACAATCGTCGTCGTATCATTGAACTAGATATCTTAGAATCACAAATCAACTCTGGTTGGATATATAAAGAGAATGCTTTAGTTAACCCTAAAGATGTGTTTTTGAATGGTCAAGGCCGTGGTTTAGCGCTCAAGTCTGATGCTCAGATGACTGATGTGCAGCAGATTCTTCCTCCTCAAGTACCGCCATCTATGATTCAGCTATCAGAATTGTTAGCGCGTGAAGTTATGGAGATATCAGGTGTCAATGAAGAACTATTGGGATCAGCCATTGATGATAAGGCTGGTATATTATCGATGCTTCGCCAAGGAGCTGGTCTTACAACATTACAATCCCTTTTCGATCATCTTGATTTGGCTCAAAAAGCTGTGGGCAAGATAATGCTTGATATTGTTCAAGCTAACTGGACTCCAGGAAAGATCGCTAAGATATTAGAAGATCAGCAGCCTGCTGCCCAGTTCTACAATAAAAACTTTGGGAAATATAATGCTGATGTTGAAGAAGGTCTCAACACTACTACACAAAAGCAGATGCAGTTTGCGCAAATGTTACAACTTCGGGAAGCTGGTGTACCGATATCTCCGGTTGACCTCTTGGAAGCGGCGACAATTCAAGGCAAGAAAAAAATCATAGAGAACTCTGTAGCAATGCAGCAAGCTCAAATGCAAGCTCAGCAGATACAGCTACAAGCTGGCGTTCAAGAGCAACAAGCCCGTACAAACTTGGCACATGCTCGAGCTCAAGCAGACCGAGGCTTAGGATTGGAACGCGTATCACGTATTCAAGAGAATCAAGCATTGGCGCAAGAGCGTAGAGCTGCAGCTGAGAAAGATCGCGAGATGGCTTTACTCAATCTCGTAAAAGCTCTAAAAGAAATAGAAGGTGTCGATCTGGCTCATCTTGAAAAGCTCATCAATCTTAATCAATTGGTTCAATCAGGCGAGCAATCCTTAAGTGAAGAACAACCTATGATGCCACAACAAGCTCCAATGCAGCAATCGCCTATGCAGCAGAATTTAGAAGCTATTGGACAACCTCAACCAATGGCAGGTAGTTAGAGGTATAACCTTGCCCTCGGGCAGTTACTATCAAAGGAGCCGGTATGGCTATGAAAAAACGACATCATTCTTCAATGAAGATGAAGATGTCAGAGCATAAGGTTGATAAACTTCATTATCGACAAGGATTAGGTTCTGAATACTATGCAGGATCCGATCCACGTCGTCGTTTAGAACGAGAAGACGGCGCTATGATTCGTGAGGATCGTAATGCAGTTGCAAATCTTCCTCAAGAAGTGATTTATCACGCATGGGAAAAGACTCCTCATTATGCAAATTATGAGTTAGACGACACTATACATGGTATTGACCGTCAAGAAAGTGAAGATGGATCAGAAATGATGAAACACCTTCAACCAGGTAAATACTAATGGCACAAGCTCCTCGTTTAAAAGGTAAACCACAGAAAATAGCATGGGCTATCTTAGGGAAACCTAACAATCTTGCGGTCAAAAAGACAGCAAGAGAGAAGGAAATAGACCATCGCCTATTATACCAATATTCGTTTAGAGTTCGTTAACACGAGACAGAGGCGAGTGCTTTTCCTTTTTTGAACTCGCCTCTGCACGTTGGAGGATCCATGAAGAAATCAGAAAAAAAAATAACCGTTGCTAAAGGCGTAAAAGTTAAGCGCGGTGAAGAAGAAAAGATGCGAGAAAAGAAAGGCTCATCAAGCGCAGGGAAGTATAAACATGTGGCTCCAAAAGATTTCGCTGGTTCTGCTGGCGGTGCTTCTAAATTTAGTTTTCCAATTAATGATATTGCACACGCTCGGAATGCTCTCGCAAGAGCGCATTATGCGGCTAACCCAGAAGGCATCAGAGCCAAAGTCTATAAAAAGTACCCCGAGCTAAAGATGCGTCATGAAGAACGCGAGAAAAAGAAAGGTGAAAAATGATGAAACCATGCTCAAAATGCGCTAACTGTTCTTGTAAGAAAAAGAAATAAGGAAAGCCATGCCTAAACTAAAGAAAACAGCGCCTAAAAAGGCTAAGAAACAACGAATGAAAATCGAGATGGATAAGTTCGATACTGGAGAATTGCATTCAGGCTCTAAAAAAGGCCCTATTGTAACTAATCCTAAACAAGCCATTGCGATTAGCTTGAGTGAATCAGGACAATCAAAGAAGAAAAGCAAAGTTGCAAAAAAGAAAAAGAAGAAATAACATAGAGCTATCATTTTTCTCCCGAATCATGATGATAAAAATCACAAAAGCCCCTGCATATAGTCCCGTAGGGGCTTTTGTGTGTATAAAAAAGGATACATATGAGAAATAAAAAGACAGTCGGCGCGGTCGCGTCCGATCTCAAGAAACAAGCTGATCAAGCTCTTAATCCCCAAGAAATCCAACAAGCAACCGAAAAAGAATATCTAGACAATCTCGTATGGGCAGTCGATCATGCACGCAAGAAAGTTGAGTGCGCAGATGAAGCATGTAAAAAAGTTTGTTCTACAAGAGATGCATATATTGGTGATTTCTACATTGTAGGGTTACTTAAGAAAGAACGATTGATCGATAACGTCTTGCGTAACTACTTTATTCCTACTATTTCCTGTCCTACGCCATTCTTTGATCAGACTTTATATAAATATAATGCTCATGATGATAACATAGAGTTTGTTTGGACAGTTCCAGACCAAGAGACATGTGAGATATTTAGAGAAAATGCAATGCGTATAGTCCCTGAAGAACAATCATTATTGAAGTTTGTTCTTGAATATTATGACGGCACATTGTATAAACTGGCTAAGAAGCTCAATGGAGAGACAGATAAGCCAGGTGTAGCATTAAAGGAGAATTAATATGGCACAAGGAAGAGCATTAAATAGAAAGAGTTTTTACGGCAGCACAGAGTCGGGAGAAGCGCCTGATATCGCAATGCCTCCATTCGATGAAACGCCCGCTATAGCCAAATCTGCCCCAGATCCATGGGAAAATCAACCTACTACACAAGAAGCACACTTTGCATCACAAGTTCCTGATTCAGTAACGCCAGAGCAATTGAAAGCTGTACAGCAAGTAGATGAGCAACCAGTCTATGATGAAGACGATGATGTTGAAGAAGAAGTAGAAATAGCACAAGCTCAAACTCCTCATAAACCAACTCCAAAAGAATCATGGAATGAAGTAAAGTCTGCTAAAGAACGCGCAGAATATGAACGCGATCTGTATATGAAAGAGCTTTTGCAGTTAAAGATGCAGATGCAGCAGCCGGCTAAGCCAGAAGCACCTAAAGTAGAAGATGAGCCGATAGACTTTGATATTGACGATGATGCTTTAGTTGAAGGCAAACATGTTAAGAAGATCTTAACTCGGTTTAAGAAACTAGACTCTAATCTCAAAGAACAAGAGCATAGGACACGAGATTCTATGGAAGAGACGCGCGTGCGCTCTGAATTCCCTGATATTGATACGGTTGTTTCGCGTGAGAATGTAGCGATACTAAATGAAAAGTATCCTCATTTAGCACGATCATTAAATGCCGCTCCGAGCCTCTATGATAAAGCATCTTCTGCTTATACTATGATAAAAAGCTTGGGCATATATAAGGATAAAGTCTATGAAGCCGATCGTAATCGTGCTGTTGCTAATTCTAACAAGCCTCGCCCTCTTTCTTCAGTATCGCCTCAACAAGGAGATAGCCCGTTATCCAGAGCCAACGCGTTTGCTAATGGATTGACTGATGAAGTGAAAGAACAGCTTCGTAAAGAAATGTTTGCGGCAAGAAGGGCATTATGATTAATTGCAAAGAGTGTTCATATGATAGTAGCGTGTTTGTTTTGTGTGATGATCATAGAAAACAAAGAAGTAGAAGGCCAGCCAATAAACAATACGATGAATTATACAAAGACTGTAAGACCGAACTTCAAATAGAGCCGGCAATGGTTGCGCTAGGCCACTCGGGCATGAAACATGCTTCTCTTGATGAATATACTGACTTTAATACATCTAAGTTCTATGAAGGCCGTACCGATATACCCGTACCTGAATTCTTTATGCCTCATGTAAAGCGCATAAAAGGATATGATCTACAGCCTGAAGATATAAAGAAGATGTGGGGACTGCTTCATCAACCTGCAAAAGCATTAGCTTCATGGGAATTTAATCAGACATTTGATGTAGAGCCATGGAAAGCAAAATTCGAAGAAGAATATGATATGAAGATTGTTGAAGAGATATTTCAATTGCTTTCAAAAATGAAGAAAGTCAAAAGAATCAAATAATCTTGAATCTCAGAGCCAATAATCGTATAGTAGTAGCAGCTTGAAACGAATTCGCGAATAGTTTTAGGCTATCTCTTGGACCCAAAAGCCTTTTAGGAGTTGGTCCAGCCTAAAGATCTCGGACCCAAAAGCCTTTTTAAGATCTGGTCCAGCTTAGAGTTAATGTTTAATGACATTCTCTTTAAGGAATTCTATGTCAACTACTACTACATCTAGTTTGCCAGCACCGGTGCAACAGAGCTTTAGTTATAAGCTCCTGTCTGTACCCGTGCCAAACATGATTCATAAAATCCCGGCGATGCTCAAGCAAATGCCGAGAAACGGTGGTACAACTCTACGTATGCGTAGATATAATCCACTACAAACTGCTATGGTTCCACTAGGAAATACTGGCGTTACTCCCCCAGCTCAGAATCTGACTGCTGTGGACATTGATGCCAAAATATCTTTCTACGGAACATATGTGATCCTCAATGAGCAAGTTACCCTCCAAAATCAGGACCCAGTCTTGAATGAGTGTGCTGCTCGTCTTGGTGTATCACTCCGTCAAACTGAAGACCAACTTACTCGTGACATGCTTGCTGGTACTGCTGCCTTCATTAACTGTACTGCTGGTGTGAATGGTGACGTTCCGACTGAG